GCTCGGCGTGGCGGTCGGCAGCGCGGGCGCTCCGGTGCTTTACAATGGGGCTTTGGGTACGCCCAGCTCCGGCACACTGACCAATGTGACCGGCTTGCCGCTGACGACCGGCGTGACCGGTATTTTGCCAGTTGCAAATGGCGGCACGGGTGTGACAAGCTCGACCGGTGCTAACAGCGTGGCGCTGCGGGATAGTAATGCTAATTTAACGGTGAACGCCCTTTTCCAAGGCTTCACCGTTGTGGCGGCCGCAGGCACGACAACAACGCTAACTGCGGCGTCTAATCCTGCTTACGTTGTGACAGGTTCGGGCGGTCAGACATTCCAGCTTCCCGATGCAACGACATTGCCAGCAGGGGCACAGTTCTCGTTTAACAATAATCAGACTTCTGGAACGATTGTTGTTAAAAATAATTCCGGCACTACGTTGCTGACATTGCAGTCAGGGGCGTTTGCTGAAGCTATTCTTTTGGTAAACTCGCCCGCAGCGGGATCGTGGGACACGCACAATCAAGCGCCGTCCAATGCGAGCTGGTCCACGAATACATTGAGCTGGGCAGGTTCGTATACAAATGGGACTTGGAATGGTGCGGTTGTAGGCCCGGCTTACGGCGGCACCGGCGTGGCGAACAATGCCGCCAGCACCCTGACGATCAGCGGAGCTTACGCCACGACCCTGACGGTCAGCGGCACGACCGCATTGACGTTGCCGACCAGCGGCTATGTGATCAGCTCGGTCTCGGCATTGGGCGCAAACCCAGTCACTGGAACGCCATCCAGCACGACATATCTGCGTGGCGATGGGACCTGGGCGACCGTTTCGGGCGGCGGCGGTGGTACATATACGCGCACTACTTTCACAGCGACTGGCGGGCAGACAACTTTCACTGCCACGTACACCGTTGGGTACGTTCAAGTTTATCTGAATGGCGTATTGTTAAATTCATCGGATTATACGGCCACATCTGGAACTAGCATTGTTTTGACCACAGCGGCGTCTGCGGGTGACTTGGTTGACATCATTGCGCTGTACGTGGCGATTGTCAGTGGCGTATCGGTCAGCGGCTCGCCCACCAGCGGGCAGATCGCAACTTGGGTGAACTCGACCACGGTGCAAGGCACGTCAGTTCTTCCTTCAGCGAACGGCGGCACAGGCGTCAATAACGGCTCCAGCACCTTGACGCTCTCCGCCAACAACACCGCCGCGCAGTTCATCAACAACGCTGTCGCGGTCACTGTCTCCAGCAACGCCGGTACGGTGCCGATCACGAGCAAGGTGAATAATTTCACCAATAGCTCCGCCGCCACTATGGCGATCACGATGGCGGTAACCGGCGCGGTTGATGGTCAAATGTCGATGGTGCGCATTTACGACTTCAGCGCGGCGACACAGACCATCGGTTGGACCAACACTGAAAACAGCACTGCTTCCGTGCCGACGACATCGAATGGCTCGACGACCTTGCCGGTGACCGTCGGGTTCCAGTACAACGGCCAGACATCAAAATGGCGTTGCATCGCCACTGCGTAAAAGGTGACTCATGCGCTGTGCGGTTTGTGAACTGTCGAACGGATTGGTGACGAACATCATCGTGGCCGATCCAAATGTTGATCCGGCACCCGAAGGGACGCAGCTGATCGCCATAGCGGACGACCAGCCATGCGACATTGGTTGGACGTGGGATGGCACGCAGTTCAATCCCCCAGCTGATCAGGGGGCGTAAACATGGCTACATGGTATTGGGTCGGCGGCGCTGGAACTTGGAATAACACCACGCTCACACATTGGGCTACGTCGAGCGGCGGATCGGGTGGTGCTGGGTATCCGCTAATAACAGACAATGTGGTTTTTGATAGCAATTCCGGTGGAACTTTTACGGTAACTTGCAATCAGACTGGTCAGAACAACTGCGCCAATTTCACCATTTCCGCAGGTGCCGTCACGTTTTCGAATGTCGGAACGTTTATCGTCAGCGGAAGCATGACTATATCTTCAGCGGCCACTTTTAATGTAGTGTCTGTGACGTTTAGTTCGACCACTTCACAAACCGTGCAAACCGGTGGCTCTTCTTTCTCCTCTACGACGCCCATCGTGTTTAATGGTGTCGGCGGCAGTTGGGCGCTTCAAGACAATTTGACAACATTAGGAACCGTTACTCAAACAAACGGAACACTCAATCTCAACGGAAAAACACTCAGCACTTCCAGCTACATCACCGCGACCGGAACAAAAAACTTAACCTTGAATGGTGGAACGCTCCTCTGTTCCGGTTCTGGCGCGACCGTTTTCAATAACGCTGCGCCAACCAACTACACGACCACGTTAGGCACCGGCAGCGGCAAGATCAGCCTGAGCTCTGCCAGCGCCAAAACCTTTGTTGGTGGCGGGTTTACCTATACCATTCCGGTATCAAATGACGGCGCGGGCGCACTGACGATCACCGGAGCTAACACCTTCGCAACGCTGGCTAACGGCGTTTCGCCCACAACATTCACGTTCCCTGCATCCACAACAACGACGCTCACGTCCTCTTTTGCCATTGCGGGAACCTCTGGCAATCTGGTGACGTTGAACAGCTCCACGGCGGGCACGCAGGCAACCATCTCTTTGACCGGCGGAGCGACCAGCAATTATCTGTCTGTGCAAGACATAGCCTTTGCACCATTGCCGACTTCCAACGGCACAACTCCTTATGTCTGGTTCTTGAACACCAACTCCACGAACGTGAGCAACGTCACGGGCGCCCTGTTCACTGCGCCCGGCACGGTCGCCTACCTTCTCACGTCGGGAACGTCGTGGACGGTCCCCGCCAATTTCAATCCGTGGAACAACACGATCCACATGATTGGTGGAGGCGGCGCTGGCGGTGCGGGCTCGCCGACGACGACGCATAAAGGTGGCAGCGGTGGCGGTGGCGGCGGTTACACCAAGGTTACCAACTTTTTCTCCACTGCGGGCAGCTCCGTAACTTATGCGATTGGCGCTGGTGGATCTGGTTCCGCCGGTGGCTCGACGACTTGGGCGTCTGGCGTCTACACCGCTGGTGGTGGCGGTCTGGGGACGACCGGCAGCACCGGCGGAACGGGCGGAACAGGCAGCACGTACAACGGTGGCGCAGGCGGCGCGTCGGGGTCAGCCGGAACGACGATAGGTTATGCGGGCGCGGGCGGCGGCGGAGCGGCGGGACCGAACGGCGCGGGCGGCGCTGGCGGCTCCGTCACAGATACTACCCAAAGCTTTAATGCTGGCGCGGGTGGTGGCGGCAACGGCGGCGGCACCGCAGGAACCAGCAATCAATCTACTTCCACCGTTGCTGCCAACGGCGGCAATAATTCGCTCGGTGTTGGCGGCGGTGCGGGCGTAGGTTCCGGCACAGCATCCGGTTCTCCCGGAACAGTTGGTGGTGGTGGCGGTGGCGGGGAAAGCGCGACGAATGGTTCGTCAGTTGGCGTTGGCGGCTCTGGTTCACAAGGAATCGAAATTCTTAACACACTTGGCAGCGGCGGTGGTCCGGGCGGCAACGCCTCGGCGGCGACCGGCGCGGCGGCAAAATCAGGTATCGCGGGTTCTGGCGGCGCGGGCGGCGTCACAAGCTCGACGGGAACGTCGATAACTGGCGGCGCTGGCGGCTCCGGTCTGATCGTAGTCACGTACATTCCCGCAACCAGCGGCATGTTCCTGTTATTCTGAACAGGTATGGAGAAAAGCTCGGCGGTGTAGTAGACTGCCATTGAGGACAAACAGATGACCATATCGCGCAACCTATCTATCCTTGCTGAAGGCGCTAACTCTAGCGGCGTTCTTGGCGCGGCTTATGGCGGCACGGGATTGTCTACGCCCGGAACTTCTGGAAACGTGCTGACCAGTAACGGAACGGGCTGGGTATCGTCAGCTCCAACGGGTGGCGGTGGCGGGTCAGGTGGTGGACTATCCACATCAAGTGTGACACTGACATCCGCTTCTGGCGGGGCTCAAGCTATGGCTCCGACTACGTATGGGCAATATTTCAAATTGCCAGACGCAACAACCATGTCATCTGCCGGAGCGGGTTTGTACAATCTTTCCAATACCGGCGGTTATTACATCACTATCTATGACAGCGCGTCCAATATCATAGGGTTCATTGCGCCGTATTCCACTGTGGTTGTGGGGCTCTCTAGCACTAGTTCGGCCACGGGAAATTGGATACTTAGCAACCACGAACTGTTGGCCCCTACCGCAGTTTTCAATAGTTCTAATTTATTTTCTAATAATACGCCAATTTCTTGGGTTATTTTAGATAGCAACCGGTCTTTGTTTGTTTTTGCAGGGCCTACAAATACATACGGACTTGTGTATGACCAAACTGCCGGATTTGGTTCGCTAACACTACTTGTTGCGAGTGCAACTATTGGCGTCGGACTTTTAATCGGCACAAATAAAGTTTTGATTGCCGCAGCATCAGGAACATCCTTTTCTGCTGTTGTTCTTTCTGTTAGTGGAACTTCCATAACAGTCAACACTGTTGCAACTTCAACTTTGCCTAACGGCCCAACCGGAGGTTCTTTTTATCAAATTATAGCTGTAGGAACAACATATGTTGTAAATTACAGAGCTAGCGGCGGAAGCATACTTTACATACTTGGAATGACTGTTAGTGGGACAACAGTTACAATAGGTACTGAAACCGCAACAAGTTGTGGTTCAACTAGTATTGCTATTTTCCCGTTTTCATCTACCGTTTTATTGGCAATGGGGGGAACATCAACAACTAATTATGTTTTGCAAGTGTTCAGCGCATCAGGTACAACCTTAAGTGCCGGAGGCACACAAACAATATCTTCATACGGAAACGTAAAAGTAAGAACTATATCTAGTGGAACTAGGTATATAATCTATTATAACGATACAGCAAATACCACATCTTACGCAACTTTGGCTTCTATAACTGGAACAACAATAAATTTATCAACGGTTACTTTTGCAAATAACGCCGTTGTTGGCACAGCTGTTGATTTAATAACAAGTGGGTCCAAAGCCGTAGTGTTTTATGGGCAATATATTAACGTACTGACCGATACTTCGGGGACTCTTTCTCAGGGAACCCCCGTCGCTCTGGGCGCTACATCTGTGGGGGTCGGAGGTATATCAACTACAACAACAAAAGCCCTGTTTTTGGCTTATGGAACTACTTATATTGTAAAATACGTGATTGATTTTTCGGGATCATCTCCAGTTATTTCCGAAGTTGAAAATAATGTGATATCTAGCTCCAGTATACCAATTGGCAGTATTTACCCCCCAAATTTTTATGGGCTTAGGGGTTCGGCGCTTTTTACCGGGTCGATAAATATTACTGCAAACTCGCAGGCCCAAACAAATCCAAAATATTTTCGTTTTAATCCGGGGGCGCAATCTTCGTTCTTAAATTCTACACTTTCTCAAAACGGACTCCCCTCTACTTACCAATATAATTCTTCAAACTACCCCACAAACGAAAATTGGTGGTTCTTCGGCGGTGGATTTTCGGGGTATGGTTTCCTCCAACGTGTTCAATCTATAACTTGAGGGTGACATGACATGACAAAAATTATGTACGTTCAAGGTGGGACTATCGTAGGCGTTGGAGTGTATCAGGAAACAGATACGGAGTATCTTTATGAGGGCTTCATTGTCCCCAAAACTGTTGTTCCTGATCCGCTGTTTATAGAGTTAGATCTTCCCAAAGATTTTAACCTTAACACGTATAAGATTGAGAACGATCAATTTGTTGCTCTTCCCCCTGTACCCGATGAATGACAAGCGACCTAAACCTTTACGCCTGAACGCAACCGTAATATCTTCAGCCTCGCCCCGGTTACTCCTGCCAGGGTCAAAGGAGCTTACTATGGAAGTCATGCTGAAGCATACCGTCGAAGAAGTGAACGCCATTCTCACGGCTTTGGGCCAGCGTCCGTTTGCCGAAGTCGCTGACTTGATCAACAAGATCAAGACCAGCGCCATGGCCCAGCTTGCGCCGCCCGCCGCGCCGGTTGAGGCTGTCGCCGAGACAACCGAACAGTAAAGGGTTGCGGCGCTATGGATCAATCAACAATCAATATTGTCCTTAGCGCCGCGCTTGCCGCGATTGGTTGGTTCGCCCGCCAACTGTGGGAAGCCGTTCAGTCATTAAAAAATGATATTCATCGAATAGAGGCGGACTTGCCCAAATCCTACGTCTTGAAAGATGATCTCGACAAACGCATGGACCACATCGAAAGCATGTTCCAACGCATCTACGATAAGCTGGACGGCAAACAGGATAAGTAATGGACCCTCTTACAATCCTTGCGCTCGCCAAAGCCAGCTACGAGGCGATCAAGACCGGCATTTCCGTTGGTAAGGAAATGCAGGGGATGTTTGGCGACGTGATGTCGCTTCTGGATAGCGCCGGTAAGCTATCGCGTCTTGCGGCCCAGCCCCCACGGCCCGGGCTTTTTGAAGAAAAGACCGCCGAACAGATTGCCATCGAGGCTTTTACGGCAAAGGCCGAGGTCGAGCACATGATGGCCGAGGTAAAGAATACCTTCATCTCAGAATATGGTATTGTCGCGTGGGACAGCATTCTGAAAGAGACCACGCGGATCAGGAAAGAGCAAGCTGCGGTCAGACTTCAGGCTGCTAAGGAGCAGGAGGAGTTGATGGGTAACGTGCTGCTTTATGGAAGCGCTTTCTTGCTCTTCATCGTTCTGGCCGCTTGCGGGTTGCTTGCCGCTATCTCTCTGGCGCATTAGGAGGTCATCTGTGCTCGCTGCTTTGAAACACATGTTCACCGGCGTCGATAACGCTACTTGGGATATTGGTCGCATTCTATGGGCCAAAATCTCCATCGTCTATTGCGCCATTAGTGGCTATCATACGGTCATGCACGGTAATTTTGACCCGCAGAGCTGGGCGATTGGCGCGAGCGCCATTCTCGCTGGGGGTGGCGGAGCTCTTTCCCTGAAAGCGCACACGGAGCCGAAAAATGTTGACCCTTCTGCTTAACCCCTTCATCCGAAACATCGTTGTTGGCGTTGTTTCAGCGCTGGCGCTGGTGATCGCCTATTCCATCTGGTCGTCCCACTTACAATCGGTTGGGGCTATTGCTGAGAAGACGAAAGAAGAAGCCGTCGCCATTGAACACCAGCAAGAAGTGACGTCGAAGGCGACGACCATCGAACAAGACGTCGCCAAAGACCCAACCCCACAAGACACGCTTCAAAAGAACTGGAGCCAGCCATGAGATACCTTCTTGTCATTGCGGCGCTTATGATGTTGGTCGGTTGCGCCAGCAAGCCCGACACGCAGATCGTGGATACCTCTTGCTCGTGGGTGAAGCCCATCTTCATCGGCAAGGGCGACAAACTGACGAACAAGACGGCGGAAGAAATTCTGGCCCACGACGACAAATGGAAACAGTTCTGCGGGAGCAAATGATGAGCGCCAATAACTTTCCCGAGTGCTTTGCCCTTGTTCTCAAGAACGAAGGCGGTTACGTGGACAACCCTGCCGATCCCGGCGGCGCGACCAATTTGGGCTGCACCAAAGCGGTGTGGGAAGCCTTTGTCGGGCATGAAGTCAGCAAGGCCGACATCAAGGCCTTGACGCCCAACGATGTGATGCCGCTCTACCGCAAACGGTATTGGGATGCCGTGCGGGGCGACGATCTTCCTGATGGCGTGGACTACGCCGTATTCGATTTCGCGATCAACAGCGGCACTGGCCGCGCGGTCAAAATCTTGCAGAAGGTGCTGGGCACCGCGCAAGATGGGCAGATTGGACCCGAAACCCTAGCGCTCGTAAACGCCGCCAACCCCCGTACTGTAGCGTCTCAAGTGTGCGATGCGCGACTTGCCTTTCTTCAGGGGCTTGCGACTTGGAACGATTTTGGCAGAGGATGGAAATCCCGCGTGGCGTCCGTCGAGGAAAAAGCTTTCGACATGGCGGCGTAATCAAAAGGTGTGAATGATGACCATCGACAACCGCCAGCAGCTTCTTGGGACGATCAATTCGCAGATCAGGCTGAACGGCACGGGGGCCATCACCGGCCCGATCCTGAACAACGTGCTGGACACGACGGTCAACTCCGTCATGTTTTACGCAGGGGTTTGGTCGCAATACACCAACTACGCGCCACTCGATGTGGTTCTGTACAACGGCGTGTCCTACATCGCCTTGTTGACCAACGTGAACGTCATTCCTTCGGCCAATCCGACGTATTGGACTCCGCTCGTCACAGCAAGCCAGAACGCTACCGGCGCGACGGGATCGGTTCAATACAACAACGGTTCTGGCGGGTTTTCTGGCTCCGCCAACTTCACCTACGATGGCACCAATCTGACAACCCCCGCCTATATAGGCAACGTCAACGCAGCGTCGGCGACGGCAACTGGCGCGACAACGGCAAGAACATTGTCGGCCTACTTTGGTGACGTGCTGAGCGTCAAAGACTTTGGCGCTGTCGGAAACGGGGTGACCGATGACACAGCCGCCGTTCAAGCCGCGCTCAATGCAGCCGGCCCGGGCAAGCAAGTTCTCTTGAACGCGCCGGGGCAGTACCTGATCAACAGCGCCAATCTCAATATTCCAAAGGGCGTCCAACTCTGCGCGGGATGGCAAGTCCCCGGAACAACGAACAACAGCAGTTCGGGTGGTCAGCCGCTGGATTTATCTACGCTCAACGGCGCGCTGATCTTAAACCCAACCTACACGATAACCATGCAATCTGGCTCGTCTATTCGCGGCGTGCCGATTTATCGCAAGGGTCTCGTAATCCCCGCGACAGATTCGTCGGCCTTTGCAGGCACGGCGATCACAGTGCAGGGCGACGACTGCTACATTGGCTACAGCCTTGTTCTTGGCTTCAACCAGCTCGTAACCAGCACCAACCAAGTCCGAGAGAAGTACGAGTGGCTTTATGGCGACAATCAAAACGGCATCAAAATACTCAATGCTTATGACACGCCATATCTTCAGTATTGCCACATGTGGCCGTTCTGCACGTACACAGCCACAGCCACCACGGCTTCATATCTGAGGACCGGAACTGCGTTCGACATTGAAGGCTCTGCGCTCATCAGCTTGGCGCATTGCTTCGCCCTTGGGTACAACATCAGCTATTTTCTATCGGGTGACGGCGGCCCCGTTCTTGTGGATTGCCAAGCCGATTACATCAATAACGGCGCGGTGGGTTTTATTGTCGGCAACAGCGTTCTTGGCGACACGAGTGGCAAATTCATTGGCTGTACTGCTTACGGCATAGCTGGAACAACCAACTCCAATGCGTATCAAGTCAATTTACCTGCCGGGGATTACGTCGAATTTACCTCTTGTTCTGCGACGCAAACAGCCGGTGTTTACAACATAGTTTCCGGAGACGTGAGGATTATCGGCGGGTGTATGGACACCACGATAAACGCGATTACTGTTTCTTCCGCCAACAGTGTCGTCATGTTGGACGGTGTTCGCGCCGTAAATGTCACCACCGCCATTATCTACAATCCCGGCGGCGGCGGAAACATCTACGTCTCTCCGTCTTGCGATTTCCAGCGCGGCACAGTTGGCGGAACCATTTCGTCCACCATGGTTCTGTACCCTATTGCATCCGCCGGAACAATCAGCATTCCGGAATTTGGCGACGTCTTCCAAATTAACGGAACGACCGGGTTTGGCATACTTCTCAATGGTTGGGCGGGGCGAAAAGTTACGCTTTACTTCGCGGCAAGTTTGACCGTGTACAACGCGACTGGCGCAGCAAACATCCGTCTCAACAACAGCGCGAACTTCACAACAACTGCGGGCTCAACCCTAACGCTGGTTAACAACGGCACGCAATGGTATGAAATTGGACGGTCTTACTAAGAGGTGCGGTAATGGCTGGTTTGTACGACAACATCAACGCCAAACGTGAACGTATCCGTAAAGGCTCCGGCGAGAAAATGCGCTCGCCCGGCGCAGCGGGCACCCCAACGGCAGACGCCTTTCGAAAGTCAAAACGCACCGCCAAGCGCACGAAGCGCAAGGGGAGGTAACCATGGCTGAACGAAAGAAAGGGCCAAGCCTTTCGGTCGGGCGCGGCGAGAAACTATCGGTAAGCCAAGGCGGCGGTCTGACCGCCAAGGGGCGCAAGAAGTACAACAGCGTCACCGGCAGCAGTCTGAAAGCCCCGACCAAAGATCGCAGCAGTTCGCGCCACAAATCGTTCTGCGCGCGGTCGAAGAAGTGGAGCAGCGCACGCGGCAAGGCCGCGCGACGCCGGTGGGGTTGCCGATAAGGACAGGTTGTCAAAGTACAGCTTGTCCTATATACCCGGACCATGTTCGATTTCGCCGACTTCTTGACCAGCCACTGGGGCAATGCAGACAATCTGCACAGCTTCCTGAAGACCTATGGCCGCGACTATCAGCGCCCGACCCTGTACAAGTGGTTCCTGCGAGGAACCATTCCAGCGGAAGGTTTCGCCATCCTGCTCGCTCTGCTCGAAATTGACTCGGGAAAGCCGATCAGTTTGGTCGGGTATATGAAAGAAACCGCATGAGTCCCGAAGATTTCGCATGGGACTTTGAGCTGATTCTTGATGGCGAACCCATCGGAAAGGGCCGTCCGCGCTTCTCGCGTCAGACTGGTCACACGTACACGCCAGAGAAAACAGCGCGCTTTGAGGAACGGTTGGCGTGGGCGGCCCAGAGCGTCATGAACCGCGCGCCTCTCTTTGACGGCGCGCTCGACATGTGCATCCACGCATACTTTTCCGTGCCTGTCAGCAAGCCCGCCAAGTGGAAGCTGGACGCCGTGAAGGGGAAGATCCGCCCCACCAAAAAACCCGACATCGACAATATCGTAAAAGGGGTTGCCGATTCACTCAACAAGGTGGTTTATGTGGACGACACGCAGATCGTGTGTCTGACCGCGTTCAAACTGTATTCGGACAGGCCACGGATCGAGATTTATATCAAGAAGCGCGCTTGACAGATTGTCCTTCGGGACTTATGTCTTACACACAGTCGAAACAGAGGGCCTGTAGCCGTGAAACCAATGCCGACCCAGCTATCCGGTGCGAAGTTTTTGGCGTCCCGCCATCGCGCCCTTCTCGCGGACGAGCCGCGCGTCGGCAAGACCGGCGCAGCCATCATCGCCGCCGACTATATCTTCGCCAACACCATTGATGTCGTCACCACCGCGTCTGGCCGCGCCGTCTGGCGCCGGGGCTTTGCGACGTGGAGCAAGCTCAACCGCACAATCGGGATTGTGGGCGTGGACAAGCACGCCGCCGACTGCGACGTCCGCATCCTTTCCTACAACGGCGCCACGACCTTCGTGTCCAAGCGCACCACCGATCTGGTGATCCTCGATGAATCGCACAACTGCAAGAACCCTGACGCCAAGCGCACACAAGCCATTCTGGGCAAGCCTGTGGCGGGCGGCAAGAGTTTGTTCACTGGCGGTGCGCTGGTTAAGGACACGACGCGCGCTTGGTTCCTCACCGGCACCCCGCTGCCGCACGACCCTTCAGATATATGGACGACCATGCGCTCGTCATGCCCAGAACGGCTTCTGGCTAACGATCAATGGGATTGGCCGGACGTAACCCGGTTTGAAGATTTCCGGCATCGCTACTGCATCGTGCGCATGAAGCAGATCAGCCGGTTCAACAAGATCGCGGTGGTGATCGGCGGACGCAACGAGAGCGAGCTGCGCGAACGGCTTGGCGATTTCATGCTGCGCCGCACCCAGAAGGACATCGGCATCCGCCCGTCCGTCTTTGAGCTTTTCCCGATGGTTGTGTCGCCCGCCACACGCAAGAAGATCGACGGCGATCTCGACAAGACGCGGATCATGAACGCGGCGGAGAACGGCAACACCAGAGAGCTGGAGATGGAATTGGGGCCGCTGCGGCGCCTCACCGGCAACATCAAGGCGCAGTCGGTTGTCGAGGCCGTGAAGGAAGAGTTCGACAACGGGCTCGACAAAATCGTGCTGATGTATTGGCACAAGGAGGTCGGAGACGTGTTGCAGGCCGGACTGGAGAAGTTCAAGCCCCTGCGCATCGACGGCTCGACCCCGGTGAAGCAGCGCGAGCAATACGAGCTCGCATTCAGAGGAAATTCGGAAAACCGCGTGATGTTGGGCCAGATCCAAGCTGCGGGCGAGGCGGTGGACTTCTCGTCCGCCAACGAGCTGTGGTTCGTCGAGACGTCGTTCTCGCCGAAAGATCAGGCTCAGGCCGCCATGCGGATCACGAATGTCAATCAGACGCGCAACACCTTCGTTCGCGTCTGTTGCATAGAGGGCTCAATCGACGAGGCGCTTCAAGCCTCGTTGTTGAGATTGTGGACAGCTATCAACGGAGTGCTGAAATGATCGAGATCAAGTTTACGCTAGACCCTAAAGGCAACCTGTTCGAGCAATTGATGGAGCACGTTTCGTGGTTCATTCCTGAAAGCGTGAAGTTGCCCGAAGACGACGAAGAGCCTGTCACCCGCGTCACGCCCGATAGCCCGGTCGAGACGGAGCCGACAGAGCCCAAGAAGCGTGGTCGCAAGCCGAAGGAGACCGCAGTCGCCGCCAAGGCGGAAGAGGTTCCCGTGGCGGTTCCGGTGGTGAACGAGCAAGACGTCGCCGACGAGGCTGCGGAAGCCGCCAGCGACACGCTGACCCACGACGACGTGCGCGCAGCGGTCGGCGAATACACGAAGAAGTTTGGCATCGTGGCGGCGCAGAAGGCGATCCCCGCATTGCTCGGTATGCCCATCGCCGAAATCCCGAACGACCAAGAGTCCTTGCGTGCAGCGATCACTGCAATCAAGGGCGACATGGTGGACACGAGCCCGGCGCCGAAAGCTGAAGACGTGGCTGTTTCGAATGTCGGCTTGTTCGCCGACGAGCCCGAAACCGCGCTGGCCGAAATCACTGAGACCGACCTGCGCAACGCCTTGATGGCCTATGCCGCCAAGTACGACGTGAACGATAAGATGGCTAATACCCTTATAGATGGCCCGGACATCCTCAAGAAGACGTTCGGTCCGGCGGTCTCAGCGCTGCGTCTGGTGCCCAAGGATCAGGCCTCGCTGCGCAAGGCTTATGATGCGATCAACGACGCCACCGACAACAACTGGTACAACCGAAAGGTGGTGCTATGACCGCCCATTCCGACCGCTACCACGCAGTCTGGTCGGCCAGCTCCACCGCCGCCAATTGGACCTGCGCTGGCCGGATGGCGATGGTTTCCATCTCCCCGGACGACAAAAAGAGCATCTACGCGGCGGAAGGCACTGCCGCGCATGAAGTGGCGGAGAAGGCGCTGCGCGGCGACAAGGACTGCTCGAAGTTCTTGGGCGACGTCTACAGCATCGACGGGTTCGACGTGGAGATCACGGAAGAGCTTGTCGGCTCCGCGCAGACTTACGTCGATTACGTCGTCGCCAACTACGATCCAAACGCAGGGGACTTCCTGTTCTTGGAGGAACGCCATTCTTTAGCCCAGCTCGACCCGCCGTTTGACGCTGGCGGGACATGTGACGCCACCATCATCAAGCCGCGTCTGGGCGAGATCGAAGTGGTTGATCTGAAGAATGGTCGTGGCATCGTCGAGGTGAATGGCAACAAACAGACGCGCACCTACGCGCTGCTTGCGTTGCTGAATGCCCCGAAGGAGTTGGTCAATCAGGTCGATACGGTCAAGGTGACCATCGTTCAGCCGCGCGCGTCCCACAAGGACGGGCGCATCCGCAGCGAGACGTTCCACATCGCGGAGCTGATCGAATGGACAGCGGAATTGATGAAGGCCATGGAACGGTCCAAGCTCGCCTTGGACGGCTTCGAGATGATCAACGGCAACCGCACCGCGTTCGACACATGGGCAGCGGCGGCGCTGACGCCCGGCAACTGCACCTTCTGTCCAGCGCAGGGCATCTGCCCGGCGCTGCGCAGCAAGGCTCTGACGGTCTCCCCGGAGGTCGCAAGAGCTTGGTTTGAAGACCCCACACTGGAGACACCACCGATGATCTCGAATACGGTCCCGGCGCTGTCGCCGGAAGAGCTTGCCCACATCCTCGACGGTCTCGACATGTTGGAGGATTGGGCGAAGGCGGTGCGCGCCACAGCGCACGCGATGGCGGAGAAGGGGACCACGATCCCCGGATACCAGCTGGTCGAGAAGATCGGCAATCGCAAATGGGCCGCTGACGACGAGAAGATCATCAGCGATCTGAAATCTGTGGTCAAACTGACGGAAGACCAGATCTTCTCGAAGAAGCTGTTGTCCCCCGCGCAGATCGAGAAAATAATCGGCGCAAAAAGAAAGGACGAGATCGCCAACATGTACCACAAGCTCGTCACCGGAACCAATCTGGTGTCGGCGAAGAAGACTTCCCGCCCGGCTGTCAAAGCCAAAACCGAATCTTTCTTTGAACCTGTGAAGGACTGAACATGGAACGCTCATCTGACTTTAAGACTGATCTCTGCCGCGTCTCGTTTGCCGGGTCGTTGTTTAAGCCACGCGCCCAGCAAGAGGGTGGCGTGGAGAAGTATGGCTGCACGCTGATCTTTTCCAAGACTTGCGACCGCAGCGCGCTCGACGCCGCCGTCAAGAGTGTCCTGATCGCCCAATGGGGCGATAAGGGAATTGACCGCGCCAAGGCTGGCTTGATCAAGTCGCCGTTCCTCGACGGCGCGGGCAAGGAAGCCCGCAACAAGAAGACCGGCGAGCTGCACCCCGGTTTCGGCCCTGACGTGTTCTTCCTGCGCGTGCAGTCGGTGCGCCAGCCGGTGCTGCGCTATCGCTCCGAGCACATCCCCGCCACCGAAGAGGAGATCTACTCCGGCTGCTACGGCAAGGCCGTGCTGAACGCCTTTGCGTGGACCAACGCGCAGAACGGCGACGGCGTGTCGTTCGGCATCCAGTTCTTCCAGAAGATCAAGGATGGCGACCGTCTGGGCGGCTCTGGCGGCGTGGACGCGGGCAAGTGGATGGAGTCGGTGCCGGACGAAGGCGAGGCGCCTGAAGCCACGCGCACGGGCGCTGGCGCTGGCGGCTTGTTCGGGGCTTAATTCAATCGGCGCGGGGCAACCCGCGCCACTTTCACCGGGAGATTGTTATGACTGACAACGTGAACACAAGCGACATGATGCGCATTTTGGACCGGATCGAAAAGCTGGAAGGCGAAAAGGCGGAGATCGCCGCTGACATGAAAGCCGTCTGGGCGGAAGCCAAGTCCAAAGGCTTCACGAAGGAACTGAAAAAGGCCTACGCCATCCGCAAGATGAAGATGGAAGACCGTGCGGTGCTGGGCGTGTACGTGCAGGCGCTGGGGCTTTTCGACTGATGGGAAACACACCTTGGTCGGAAGCCGACGTAGCCAAGCTACGCGAGATGGCGGCTAAGGGGATGACCTCCCGTGAGATAGCAAAGGAATTGGGCGAGGGGTACACGCGCAATTCAGTGATCGGCAAGACGCAACGAATGGGCATCTGGTTGGGCGGACCCAAGCCAATTCCAACGGCGACGATCCACCACCTCAAAACAAAGACGCGGTATCAGCCGCCTCCGCAGGGGCCGCTGAAGCCGACAGGCAATCAGGTCTTTCTCATGGCCCTGACGACCAACATGTGTCGGTTTCCCGTCAGCGGGAGCGGTGAGAAGACCTTGTTCTGCGGCGACCCCACAGAAAAAGGATCGTGGTGTCCGGATCATCGCAAGCGTGTCTTCGTCCCCAAAACGGGAGTTAAGCGTGATGGGGAAGAGGTCGAGCTTCGAAAGGAATCCAATGGATTTCTACCCGACTCCGGCGCCAGCAGTTTCCGCTTTGGCGCCAAGGTTAAGTAGGAACACAACCTTCGTCGAACCCTGTGCAGGTGATGGGCGGCTTGCCGACATGCTCGACATGCTGGGCCACACCTGCACCTACGCTTCCGATCTGGAGCCGCGCCGCCGAGACATCCGCGTTCTGGATGTTTTGGATCTGAACGAAGTGCATTGTTTGGGCGCGGATCTGATCATCACCAACCCGCCGTGGTCGCGCGGCGTGTTGCACCCCCTCATTCTCCACCTCAGCCAGCTGCGTCCTACTTGGTTATTGTTCGACGCAGATTGGGCTCATACGAGGCAAGCCAAGCCTTACTTGGCGTTCTGCGTCGAGATCGTGGCGGTAGGACGGCTCAAGTGGGTGGAAGGATCGCCATTCACGGGAAAAGACAACTGTGCATGGTATTTGTTTGACAAAGGGGTAACGTCTTACATAAAGTTCTCTGGGGTGACAAAATGACGGACGAATCAAAGAGCTTGATGGAGATGCTAAACGGACTGGCTCCATCTTTGAATAGCGTACCGGTCCAACTAAAGGGGACGACAATGGACATCATCAACGAACGCGAGAAGACTCACGGCCCATACAAGAGCACCGCTGCTTGGAGCCAATCCTTGAAGGATATGTTTCGCAGCAGTCCCAACTGGGTGAAGATGAACGACGGGCAGAAAGAAGCCTTGGAGATGATTGCATCGAAGCTGGGGCGGCTGTTGAACGGCGACCACAATTTCGACGATCACTCGATTGACGTGGGTGGCTACGCCAAGCTGTACGCCAGCAGCATTGATCGGAACGCCGAGCCTTCAAAGCTCATGGCGGACCTCGCGCAGACGCTGAACGCCCCTGTGGCGTGATGGCGGCCTACTACAACGAGATTGAGCCTTACGCAGCCGAAT